GTAGGTTTTACCGAGAAAAATATGTCGCCATGCTGGAATAATAGGTCGATAATTCGACTATATGCCGCCATAACTTTGGTTCGGGTAAGGCCGACAAAGACTTTTGAGCGAGAACCTGAGGATTGGGATAAGCGAGCTAGTATTTCAGGCTCATAGATGCCCTGATACTGTCGTAAATCCTTCAGCCATTCGTTCTCTGTTTCTTTTCGAGCCTCTTTGTACTCTTGAAAAGTACCGGCGAGGCGAGACCCCAGACTTTGCATGCTTTGAGCTTGCAAACCATCCGGTTCTTTCTCAGTTACTTCGTCTTCGATTTCTTCTGGCTTAGAATACATAGATTTAATAACCTGTCACGGGGTCGAGCGTATTGAAACGCTTTTGTATTGTCCGATGCCTTGGTCGTGGCATTGAAGCAAGTCCGTGCAGGGCGATAGCGTAAGCCATCACTCGATCATCATAACATCCTGACTGAGAATTGAAAGCACCTTTATCATCAATGATGTAAGTACGCAACTCGTTTACGAGATCCATATCAGCAATTCCGCTTTGACCCTGCCTTAGTAACGCCGCAAGTCCATCAATAATTAATGGCTTAGTTTTGGAGGTGGTTAAGAAGCCACCACGTTTAGTCATCTTGTCTGAATAAGCGCCATCAACTGAATGCTCAATAAACATGTTGGGGTAGGACATTTCTTGCAGTCTGCGAAGGGTTGTTAGGCCGTGGTTGTTTCGCTCGACGACAACGTAAGCGTTGTTATATCGTTGACCGATCTGCGATATGACATTGCCCCACTCCCACGGATCTATATGTCCATGCCAGCAGGCTACCTGTCTGCCTTGAGAGTCCAGCACTTGGGCGCAAGAATAATCGCCATAGGACAACCCTTCAGCGACATCTATTCCTATCGTATAATTTTCGCTGGTAAGCGGCGGATACCATTCCCTATAAGGGCCATAAGTTCTAGCGGATATAGTGCCACCCCGCATGTCACCCAAAAAGTCTGCGGTGTAGCAGTCGTTTTCTGCGGTAGTCAGGTGAATGTCTTCTACAAAACACCGGCCTGAGGTTAAGAAGCTTTCTAATGGGTTCGCGGGATATTCCTGCGCGAAAAGATCTGTCCCCCCTAACTCATCAAGCTTGGCTCTTCTGAAGCACAGTTGCGAGTCATCAAGGTTGTACCGTTGTGCCAATTTATATTCTTCGGGGGTCGCCTCAAAATACGGTGATGGTTTACGGCGATACTCAGGCATCCAGAACCACGGAATAAAGCAAGTGATCCACTCCGTTTCGCCACGCAAACTTTTCATAACCTGATCATAGAACCAGCCACCCGCTCCGTTGGCCGTACTTTCCAGAATTACCTCAGAATTTTTTCCGCCGACAGTCTGCAATAGACCAGCAACTATGTCTGATCCTTGGGGGTAGAAGGCAACTTCCGATCCGTGGACGAATCTGTTTGTTTGTCCGCGACCTGTCTGGGTAGACCTTGCGGTTCCAACCCTGTATCGCGAGTTGATTTCATCAAATACCAGTGTTGACGCCGACTGACTAGCGAGCGGAGGTTTAAACGCCGGATGCGGGACATTGTCATAGAAATATTTCACCATATTAAAAATTGCGTTAGTTGATTCCGCAAGGTGAGATAGGACGAATGCGTTAGCATTACGATTCTGGGTCACCTTCCAGAAGTTACGTCCCTGTACATAGGTAGAAATACCTGTTTGTCGCGCCTTTAAGCACAACATCCGTATGTTTTGTTGCTCTTTTAGCTGAGTTTCAAGCTGGTTATGGACATACATTTGTGCCGCGTTTAAGACAAAAGGTACGGATGTACCCTCTTTTGTTACGATTTTTAGGACATTTTTGGCGTACAAAGGAAAATTACCCTTAAATTTAGCCGCGACCTTTTCAATTTCCATTGCTGTTTACCACAGCCCGACACCACCAAATAAAATCATGGTCGTGCAAACTGTTTCTCATTAGGTTAATTCGCGCACAAACAAGGCGGATATTGCCTTCGACGTACCCTTTCTCTATATCAATTCGGTCTGGACTTGCAGACAATTCCGATTGCTCAGTGGTTACATGCATGGGTATCCCTGAAATAGCACAAATACCCCTTTGAGAGTCATGTAAAGCGATTAAATACTCAATGGATACCACGGCACCCGCATATTCTTTTTGCTTGTGGCGTTGCCTCATAGCGCTTAATCGACGCTGTAGAAAGCCCTCTACGCTTGAGTTTGTTCTGAGCTTATAATGCTCCTGCCTACAATCATTGCACTGCCTGTTCGTCTTACTAAAACAGGCTACTGGCTTTGCAATCCCGCAAGCGGAGCATGTGTAATCTCCAACTGCCATTCAGATTCCTTTGTCAGCCCCTCAAAGAGGCCAACTGCAATTCTACTTTGGCTAACAGCAAGTTTATCGCCCATCAAAGACGTACCAAGGCCAATACAACCATGTACATCTTTAGGGTAATTCGCCGCATGAATTAAAATATAAGTACGGTTTGGCACATCTTCTATCTGCCAAGTCTCACCAAACTTAGGAGACTTACGCCAGCCAGTCTGATACGTCCCCTCAGGGATGCAGGAGACGTTTGCCGCGTTATCTAACCAAGGACGCTCTATCGTATAAAAGCGCCGAGAATCGACTGTAATAACACCTAGAGTAGCCTCTGGGTGGTAGCAAAAACGCTCAAGACAAATCGTCTTCACGCGATGCCTCCTCATATTCAGTAAGCCATTCCGCGTTACTTTGGTTTTGCACTCTAATGGTCTCTTTTGTCTTTGCAAAAATTGCATCAAAGTTTTCAGAAAATTTAGCATGGTTTTCAGGACGCCTAAAATCTCCCTTCCCATATCGCGTTTCTCTGTGATTTGTCATTTACTTTCTCGCTGATAATTTTTTCTTTTTCTTTTTAAGATTGGCGATGGCTTCTTTGGCTTGTTTGTCAGTCATCGGCGCACTCATAGTTGGCGGTCTTCCACGTTTTGTTCCGTAAGTACCTTTTCCACTTGGCATAGCTATTTCCTCGATTTTGCGCCAGAACATTTCCAGCGCTTGCGTGATAAATTGTTTGGTGTGTTTGGATCGTTTTGCTTCTTCTTAGGTAAACCTTTCTTAATGCCTAAGCTTCTAGCGCAGTAAGCGTCTCCCGCAGACGTTCCAACTTTTACCCTACGGCTACCATCTTTGGCTTTACCAGCTTGCCCATAAGACACTTTCTTGCCGCTAGCGGTGACTTTTACTTTCGCCTTCCCTTTTGCTGGTGTCGCCATTTCAAAATTTTCCTTTGTATATTTTTTCGTTTGCTGTCCTATAACTACCGCCCCCCTAATCCACGAGGTGCAATTTGAAATCCTTAGCGATAGGTGACTCTTCAATCAAAAAGTAGATCGCTTCATCTATCTGATCAGATAAATAAAATGATTTTTCTTCAAACTTTAAAACCGTTACATGCGGAGCAATAAACTTGTCAAACATCTCTGCTTCCATATCAACGTATTCAACCGCTGATTTGTATGTCATTAATAGTTGATTCATTTATTGCTACTCCAAAAAAAAGGTTTTTAAATTTTTGCTCATTTTTCCTGATAGTCCCCCCATGGAACCACACTGTCGAACCGCGTCAGACTCAGATCGCTACCCCTCCCCCCCTACCTTTTATTACATGCGCGATGGCATCCGGATAGGTGGGCCATCACCTTAGTAGTGTAGTGGCTGGCTAGTGTAAGTCGCTGATATCCTTAGAGTTATCAACTAATAGCTCGTCCAAGTCGGGCTCATCCATGTCCAAGTCAGCCAAAAAAGCGCCATGATAGCTATGTATCTCCTTCTGCTCTGGGGCGAAGCCACCTACTACCTTGATCAGCAGTTCAAGGGCTCGCACTCTCGTTCCGGATTGGTCTGCATCGCGGCTCTCCGCTTCCAAAGACGCCACATAGGACGCCAACTTTGCCTCTGAATCATTCATTAACTCTGCTCTCTTCGACTCAATGGCCGTCTTTACACTAATATTTACTAACAGGCGAAATGCCTGCACGTTGGGATGCTTATAGCCTGCTCTCTCTGCGGCTTGGGTTGCGTTGCCAGTAGATAGATACTCCATAACAAAGCGTTCCTGCCTTAGGTTTACTGGCTTTACTGTTGTCTCTGTCTGTTTCATTTGTTTACTTCACCTTAGGGGAATCCGGTACTGGGGTGTTGATCCCTTTTTCCCGCGATTAAAAAATTTCAGCTAATCCTGCGATGACTGCGGCGAACACCACCCAAGCGCCACGCTCCACAATCATTGACTTACCCATTGTCTCAGCGATACGCGTCTCAACCGTCCTCTGCTGGTCCTCAAGCAGATCCAGACGCTGTTCATGGCGGTCAATGCGCTTATGACCACCGGTAAGGCGTTCGTCAATGCGAGCAAGGTGGGTGAGAGTAACGCTCACACTGTCCAGCTTCGCCTCGATTCGATCCAAGCGTTTCTCGAACACATCCACGTTTAACACTGCTCCAAAGCTATCATCTACCACGCCTTTAAACTGATTGATTTCATGGATTTATTGTACCTTAATGAAAAACTGCTTGCAAAATGGATATAGCATGGATTACACTCGCCTAACTGCTCGTTGAGCAAGAATTTAGACCACTGTATAGA